TGGTCACTTGAAAAAATTGGCTGCTGATTCAACTGTTATCGATATCGATTCGGGTGTTATCACAATTACATCTTCCAACGTTATCGGTGAGATGACAAAGGTGTACAACGCTCTACCTGCACGTGTTCGTGTTAAAGTTGCAGATTTGCGTTGGTTCGTTTCTCCTGACTTCGCTGCTGCATACCGTTTGGCTACGGCTTCACAAAACACTGTAAACAACGTAACTGCACAGCTTGGTTTGACGTTCTTGGGTATCAAGATTGTTGAAGATGCGGGATTGCCAGCGGCTCGTCAAGTCTTGACTGTTAAGGATAACTTGATTTACGCATTCGATGGTGAGAAAGATGGTGAGCAATTGAAGGCAGTTAACTTATCTGATACAGTTGCTGAGCCGTACATCCGTACACGTGCTAACCAAAAAGAGGGATACCAACACGTTAACGGTAACGAAATCGTGTATTACTGGAATGCTCCTTAATTAACTGATTAATTTACCAAAGGGGAGGGCGGTTAAATTCTCCCTCCCTTTTTTAATACTTAAAAATATGTCTTGTACATCATTAATACAAATTCTCAACGGGTGCGATAACAACGTTGGGGGAATAGTTGAGGTAAAAATCAACGATATGTCTGCTATCACTTCTGAGGATAGAGATGCAGCAACTCACACAGTAACTGAGCGTGTAACTTCTGATGACTATGTGAAGTTTGAATTTCGTCGTAATGTAGGTAACTACACGGAGGAGGCGCAAATCAACATGGAAAACGGCTCTACTTTTTGGTTGCAAACTGTAATGCTAAAGCTATTCAAACGTGAGGCTTCAAAATCAAAGAGCATTCAAATTGCAGCGGAGGGTCAACGTGACTTATCTGTGATGGTTAAGTGTGCTGATGGTTCATGCTGGGATTTCCCTTACTCACAGTTGGCTACTGATACGGGAGGTTCGGGAACTGCCAAGGCTGATGGTTCAAACTATGAGATTACTTTCCGTGCTGAGTCATTGACAAAGGCTTACGAAATCGATCCCGTATTATACGAGTCTTTGTAATCTGTTAAGATTCGTTTCGATGAGGGGGTGCATTTAGTACCCCTTTTTCGTTTATGTACATTATATGTTATGATTTACACGCAGAAAAATATATCGTCAGCGTTTGCACTTCCACTATTGGAATTAACAACTTATGCGAATCACGGCTATCTGTTTAAGTTGATTTCATCTTTTTCATCTGAGGCGGTTACATACTTCATTCCCGTTGTATCGGGTGAGAACGAACGATTCACTCAAATGGCTTGGCTACCTGATATCAAAGCGGGACAATACAAGTATAAAGTTTACGAATTTGATGCAGACCAACCAGACCCCGAAGACGAAACGGGATTAACTCACATAGCAACGGGATTCTTTGTGATAGTAGAAACAGACACTAATAGCATTTACATATGAAACTATTTAAATTCACGGACAATGCGCCACAACCAACGCAACCGAAAGAATCTTATCAATCGTTTTCGACTCCATTCGGTAAGGTTGGTAACGGTAACTTGGCACTACCTTATGTTGATACTACCCGTGTAGTAAATAACTATGTGTGGTTTGGTGCTGACAACCTATACCCGCAAATCATAACACAGATGTACTACACATCACCAATGCACTCATCAATTGCCAACTTCAAAAAGAATGCTGTTCTTGGCGGGGGGTATGAATTGGTAAAAGATGCGGGTGCGAGTCTTGAAGATGACGTCTACCTACGTTCAATGAATATCCGATTGCGCATTGAGAAAAACGCACCAATGGTATTGACGGACCAAATACTTCACAGACGAGTTTATTTCCGTGTGATATTCGATGATTTTGGGGATTTCGTACGTGCGGAATATGTGAGCGCGGATAAAGTGCGAGCATCCAAAGATAAAGACTGCTATTACATAAATGACGATTGGTCTCGTGGGGTGTATGAAGTTGAGGAAATCAAGCCATACAACCGAAAAAACATTGCAAAGAAATGCAGAAAGATGCTCTACGTGTGGGAGGATAGAAGTGCGGGACAAGACGTTTATCCAATCCCATCCTATACAAGTGCGATGAATTGGATTTTCTTGGATGGTGAGATGTCAACACTACAAAAGGAGTACATCGTTAACGGAATATTCCCAAGTTACGCAATTTCATTTCCGAAAAAGCCACAGACCACAGAAGAAAAAGAGGAATTAAAAAAGACTATCCAAGGTCAACGCGGTTCAGGCGGTGCGGGTAAGATTTGGACGTTCTTCGGTAGGGGTGCAGAAGACTTACCTAAGATTGACACAATACCCGTGAGTAACTTAGATGGCGCATTTCAAGCAACAACCGAAAGCATCGATTCAAAGATATGTCAAGCGCATACAATCGACCCGATATTAATGGGTGTTCGTGTGAGCGGTAAACTTGGCAGCGGTTCAGACATCAAACAAGCCTACACAATCTTTGAGAAAAACGTAATCATGCCGTTACGCGCTGAATTAGAGCAAGTGTTTAACGACCTATTGAAAATTGCAAAAGCGAAAGGTAAGTTTGTTGTTAGCAAGTTTGAGATTATCAACGAAACAATCGTGCAAACTGAGAATGACAAGGACACACGCACCATCGATGCGCTCAATTCAATGTCACCACTACTTGCAACTAAGGTACTTGAGTCAATGACTGATGAAGAGATACGTGCATTGGCGGGATTGAAGCCAAGAAAGCAACCTATTGTTACACCTGATAACACAACACAACAATGATTTACTTCGTTACCGAAACTTGGCTAAAGACTAACACTCCCGTAACCGCAAACATTGACGCGGTCAAGATATTTCCTTTTGTTCAGTCGCAATCTGACATGAGGATGCAACCGATTCTTGGCACTTACTTTTACAAGCATCTCTTAACTGCGTACAATAATCAAACGTTGACCAACGATGAGGAAACGCTTGTCGAAAAGATGCAATATGCCATTGCTTGGAGGGCGGTTGAGGATTGTGTACTTGGTATTTCATACGCACTTAAAAACAAAGGGATACAACAGCAAAGCGGTGACTATTCACAGCCAGTCACATTCCAAGAAATCGCACACATTCAGAATCACTATTCGCAGAAAGCTGAATTTTACGAGCGTAGAGTTATCGAATGGCTCAAGGCAAACAAAGACCTTTACCCGCAATTTACAAGCACGCTAAACACAGACAGCGACATCAAACCGACAAAGGTTGAGGATAGCGGTTACAATGATTTTTTCACAATAATCTGATAATATATGCCAAACGGAGCGAAAAAAATAAGCCAATTACCCGCATTAACACGCAATGACAGCGAGATCATTCCCGTAGTTCAAGACGATGGACTTGGAAATCTCACAACGGGTACACTACCAATTTCAGATTTGGGTACAGATACTAATATCTACAACACAGATGGCACGTTAACAAGCAACAGAACACTTAATTTAGACAACAAAACGCTAAAATTTGTAGGCACGAACACGGGAATGACAGTAAACACAACGACTGCACGTTCAATTGTTTCTCAAAGTTCAGCTGATGCAACTGTTTACGGAACGAATAGTGCAAGTGGTTACGGTGTTTGGGGCGACAGTGCAAGTAGTAACGGAGTTTACGGAACATCAAGTGGTGCAACTGCGGTGTGGGGAAATGGCGGTGTACTTGCTGAAAGTTGGAACATTGGCTCATCAAGGGATACGAGTGCAGTTTTACAAGCCAATTCAACAACGCAAGGAGCGTTACTCCCACGCATGACCACAACACAACGCAATGCGATTGCATCCCCCGCAACAGGATTGGAGATCTACAACACAACAACGAATAGAAAGGAAATCTACAACGGAACGTTTTGGCAAGGTATTTCAATGCGATTTTTGCAAGTCATGTTCTCGCAGTGGAATCCAACAGATGCGCAAACGGTTGCTTTTGGAATGGCAGCGGCTACACCTCAATTGGCCTCACTATCTCCCGCACCTTATGAGATTGTAATGC